CCGCATTTCCCATCCCAGCAAAAAGTAGTTCCAGCGGGTTGTCATGTTTTGATTTGTGAACTTTTCACCGTCCCACTCAAGTTCAGATTCCGCATATCCTTTGCCCGTCATCAGGGCAATAAAAACCGTTCGTGCTTTCATGCTTGTCCCCTTGCTCTAATCGCGGCGGCGCATTGGTCACGCACATCAATTTCCTGTTGCATTGGTAAACTCTCGCACAGCTTTGCACACGCCTCACGCTCTTTGGCGGCTACCAGTTTGGCAAAGTGCAAAATATCATCGCTTGATGGAATGGGAAATGAACTTCCTGCATTCCAAATTTCTGCTGCCATCTCAATGATTTCATCTTGTGTAATGTTTTCCTTGCTTTCAACATTTTCAGCGTACCGCATGATTTGGTGTTTGCGTGACCCCTGCAAGCCCCAATAACCTTGTTTACGACTAAGTTCTTCAAATGCTTCATCTTCTTCATTCATGCCAAATCCCCCAAAACGCGCCATTCCCTTTCCTGACGCTTAGATTTTGATGCAACTGTTTTGCCTGTCAAACAAATCAAGCCCAGCGTTTCTAGTTCTTTCAAACGCCTAGCCACTTGATTGCCATCCAGACCCGTGTAGGTGGCGATTCCATCTTTGCCCAATGGCCCGTGCTGGACAAGACATTGGACAATGATTGAACCGTGTTTTTTAGCCAATTCCTTGGCTGAATCCGCTGCCACAAACGAGGTCAGCGGGTCAGATTTCCGAACCCTTGGAAAAATGAAATCAAACATGATTAAAACGGCAGGTCATCATCGTTATCTGCTGGCAAGCCCTTGGGTTCGTAGGGGCGCGGGTCGTTCAAATATGCCCAACCGTCCCACCCGTTTTCCTTCAATGGGATAACGTCCAGCTTGAGCATTTCGCCATTCCTGGTGTCAATGATGCTGCCAATGCGCTGATAGCGGTTCTTGGTCTGGCCCTCTTTGTTGGTGTACTGGCCCACGATGGCGGTAATTTCTTTTTTAACTTTGCTCATTATTTGCTTTCAATGTAGTTGTTTAATTGTTGAACTTGGGATGCGACTTCAGCAAGAAATTTCACAATCTCTGCTTCAATCTCTGCGATATATGTGTCATCACGGTCAACCCGTTTAACAAATAATTGCGCCTTTTCTGGCATTCGTGGGTCAAACACCACATAGTCAGTCCATTTGCGACCTGTGCAAGCCATTTGAAATTGCATCTGGGCAAAATATTTGCCAGGCACTTTTTGGGATAGCAACGTTTCAATCATGGTCAAAGTATTTGGGCACTTGATCTCCACCAATCCATTGTCCCCAACAAGGCCATCAGGGGACGCGCCAGCCCATTCAATTGTTGGGTGACGTACAAACCCCACTTCTTCAACCATTACGCCCTGTGCGGCCTCATAAGCCGCCCTAGCAAATGGTTCTTGTTCTGTGCCCCACTGCATGGCGGCATTGGTGTAGGACTCTTGTTTGGTAAAGGTCAGGCGTTCCACCACAAGCTGGGCCATGTAGTTATCGCGGCTGGTGCTGTACCCTGTCTTGGTCTTGGCGATTACATCTGCCACTCTGCTGGCGGTAACTTTGCCCAAGCGTTGATAAAACCATTCGGTTGAACCTTGGATAATTTCAGTTTCCATTTTCTTTTTCCTTTTTTGCTTTGGCGATGCGGTCTGCTTTGGCTTTGATGACTTTGGCAATCCAAGTCTGGTCGCCCTTGCAAGCATCGTAGGCAGCTTTGTAGGCGGTTTGCAACTCCTCCTTGTTGGCGCTGGCATCGATGGCGGCAATATGGTCTGCCATCATTCCAGCGTCAATCTGTGGCGTTTCTGTGCGGCGTGAACCAGCGTTGCCATCATCATCTTCTGGGGCTAAGCCCGTGGCGGCAAGCAAGCTGTAACGTCTTGCGTAGGTCAAGGCGCTGCCATAGCCCTGGGGGTCTTGTTTGGCGGCTGGCACATGAAGCAACCCGCATTCCATAACTTCCCCAGATTCGTGAACAAATATTGTTTCGACCATCACGCCAGTTGGACAGTCATAGGTGCGTTGCATCAAGCCTATGCCGTTATCGTTTAAAGCCCCGATAACGGCCTCAATGCAGTTGGAGAGGTCAGCATACTTGCTACGAAAATGCGGGTTCGTAGAGGTCTTTAACGCTGGCCCAAATGCCTTTTGTGCTTTGACAAAGGCGGCGGCGATTTGTTTTCCAATTGGTGTTTCCATGATTTTCCTTAATAAGCGTATTTAGGGCCGCAAGTGACTTCCACCACAGTCTCAACTGTGTAGCCATTGATCTTGCGTTTGGCGTAAAGCGGGATGGCACGGAGGCCAGATGATTCGCACTGGCGCACAGCATCTATGACCTCATTCCTGCCCATCGGCTGGACTTGTTTGTCAACAATCAGGTCTTGATTGGGCGCTTGGGGGGTTGACAAGCTAGAGCAACCAGCAGTAACCCAGGCCATCCAGCACAAAAGTGAGTAGGTGATCATCTTCATTCCGATTCCTTTGCAATCAAGCGCATTTCCAATTCTTTGATGTATTCCTGGGCAATCTCTGTGGTTTGGATGTAGCCACGCAAATGGGACTCCAAAAGCCCAACGTGATAGGCCAAGCGGTTGGCAGCGGGTTCGCCTTCATACTGGCGGTCAGCAATAAATTTGATGTTGTCAATAAGTTCGTTAGCGTTCATGTCATGCTCTCCAAACAAACAGGTCAAGGGCCAACACCACCAAGGCACACACAGCAAGCGCCATGATGATCTTGTCGGTGGTGGAAATGTGGGCAACGTGGATTTCTATGGATGCGCCATATTCCACAGTCTTGGGGAATGCTTCATTCATCGTTCTGGGGTGTTTCATCTTCTTCATCCTCTGGTTGGTCATCTGGGTTGTAGTCTGTTTGGCGGGTGAGGATTTGCCCCCACCGCCATTCTTCATAATCTTCTAAATACATTTAATAGTCCTGACCAGCCCGTGCTGGTTGTGCGCCAAGAAACTCAGGGTTGTATGGTGCGTTGTTTTTAAAAGGTGAATTAGTTTTGAAGTTGTAGCCAAGGTTTTTTAATTCTTGGGTTGTTTCAGCAAGACTCATGGTGTTAACTTGTTGGTTTGTGTAGCCAAACCCAATCAAAGCCTTGCGCTGAGAAACTGCCAAGGTCACCATCCAGTTTGAATTCATCATCTTGAGACTCCTAAAAGACCCTTATGCGTTTTGCTAGGGCATGGGTGTATTGTTAAGCACAATTAACATTAGGTCAAGTCTTTTTTATAGGGACTTTCCCTAATGTTGCTATTTTGTTAATTCACCTTACAATGCCCAGATGACAAAAGAGCAATTAGTTCAGTTGGCGGGGTCACAGAGTGAGCTTGCAAGAATTCTTGGCATAAACAGGGCTGCGGTTTCCCAATGGAAAAAAGTGCCCCAGGCAAGAATCTGGCAACTAAAGTCATTGCGTCCAGATTGGTTTTTGGTTTAACATTGTTTGAGACACGGCTAGGTTGGAAGTCATGAGCCAACCGAAAAGAGAACCCACCCCTCCTGCCGAGGTTTCTTTCCAGGGTGGATGTTTAGGCGTGGGAAATGCACTTTTACCAATTCCATATTGGTGACTACAAGTCACATACACACCATCTTTCATTGACGGAAGATTTGGCCTTTAGGCGCTTGCTAGATCACTACTATCTGCATGAAGTGCCTATTAAACAGCGGGACATCGCCAGGCAAATAGGGATGCGAGACAACGAACAGGACGTTTTGACCGTGCTGGACGAATTCTTTGTTTCCACAGAGGCTGGTTACATAAACCCCCGTGCGGACGAGGAAATTTCCAAATATCGCAAGTTTTCTGAGGATGGAAAAAAGGGGGCTGCGATGCGGTGGCAAAAGCCCCCCAATGGGGAGGCTAATAGCCCCCCTAATGCCACCCCAATGGCAACCAATAACCATAAACCAATAACCAATAACCATATTAAAGAATCTAAAGATTCTTTGTCGGCAGGATTGCCGACTTGCCCCCATCAGGACATTCTGAATCTTTACAAAAAGCATTTACCCCAGCTTGCCCAGCCAAGGGTGTGGGATGGGGTCAGGCAGACCAACCTAAGACAAAGGTGGTTGCAAGCCGCCAAACCATCTGTATTTAGCCCACAGGGGTATGCAAGCCAAGCCGATGGGTTGGCATGGTGGGATTCGTTTTTTAACTACATTGCGAACGACACCAAGCTGGCAAACGGGTTTGAAACCAAGGACAGGACATGGCGACCTGATTTGGTGTGGATAGTGAACGCAACTAATTTCGCCAAAATAATTGATGGAAAGTACCAAAAATGAACTTTGTAAAACCAGACACCAAAAAAGACCCGTTAGATGATGTTCAGCGCCTGATGTGCAGTGTGCCAGGATGCCCCAAACGCTGGTCAGTTCACATGGAAGGCCAGCGCCCGATGTGTTCCGAACACCAATGGTCTGGCAGCAAATCAACCACCAAGCGGGACATTGCAGCTTTGTTGCCTAGCACCAAACCTGTGAAACATTGGATGGATGATGGGGAGGTATTTTGATGAACTACTTTGAAGCCCACAAACTTTTGGATAAGGTAAAAGATGGACAAACCTTCAGCCGTGTCGTTATCGACCGAGCGCTTGAACTTACTGGAGACTTTGCGGCAGACAGAAGCGCGGGAATGGATTTTGAGATACCAGCAGAAAACCAAGGAACTAGGCAAGGCCAAGGCATCAGCATGGTGGCAGACCACGATTGCCGACATTTCCAGGCGCAGGGGTGAACCCGCAGCCGATGACTTACGAAAGCGAATGAATGAGATACGCAGCCAGGGTTGACCAAAATCAAGATCAAATTGTGAGCGCCCTGCGAGCCGCTGGCGCTTATGTCTGGGTCATTGGCCTACCTGTTGACCTTTTGGTGGGGTACAAGGGGCACACTTGGTTGGTTGAAATAAAACGGGACTCTAAAGCCCGTTTAACGCCCCTACAACGCGATTTTTTTGATAGTTGGACTGGAGGTACGCTGGCGCGTGTTGACAGCCCAGAAGCCGCCTTGCGGATGATTGGAGTTTTGAAATGAAACCAGAAGAAGCGGCGCAAGACATTCGCAACAAAGCCGCAGCATATGGCGATGCCAAAGCCCAGC